ATATAATTATATTCATAATGGACGATGAATTACTCATAGAACAGATAAAAGCACAATTATACACCAAAACAGGTAACATTAATAGTGCTGTGCTAAGACAACCCGGGTTTGATTCTAGTGAATTGTATCAAAGTATAAAAGAAAAGACCAAATTTCTAGACGAGCAAGCATGCTGTTCTGAACGAATTTACTGTATCGTCAATAAGACCACATCTCAGCAAAGATGTAAAGCTTGCAATAAGCCATTAAAATGGAAGGGGTATAAAAACAAACCATATTCAAAAACTTGCTCAAACAACATTTGCAAGAGAGCATCTACAAAATGGAAATCATGCAAAGACGGAAAGATTAACACAGAGAAGAATAAAAAAAATGGATTTGTTGAAATTTTAAATTCAAATCATGAATTAGTATCACATGATGCTTTAATGGCGTTCTGCCTCGAAAGGCTTCAGCAACCTAATTCAACATTTAATACAGCGTTGCTAAGAACACATAGTACGCATCTATCTACTCTGCTAAAAATCGGATATATTAAGTATGGAGATGATATAAAATGGTCACAAGTATTTTATAACTTTATACATAACATACACACACCACCAAAATGCCATAAATGTGGTAATCACCTTAACTTCCGAAATAGCAAATTTGGCTATTCATCATGCCATGCAAAAAGATGCTCCCAGCAACTTGTAGCAGAGTCCAAAAAGAAAAATCGCATTAAATTAGTGACCGAACATTTTTTAGACAATGGCTACGAATTGATTACCAACCACGGCATAAACGAAGGAAAACATCACATTAAGCACCAGACATGTGGCCACGAATTTACCAGATCCATATCGAGTGGTCAGTGGCAAAACACACTTATATGCCCTCAATGCAATCCTCGATCAAGTGCATTCGAATTAGAGGTATATCAATACATAAAAACCCTTGGGTTGGAGTGTATTAATAATTCAAGAGACGTTATACCACCAAAAGAAATAGACATATTTATTCCATCAAAAAACATAGCAATCGAATGCAATGGCATATATTGGCACAATGAATCAAATGGAAAAGACAAAAATTACCATCGTAATAAATATATGGAATGCAAAGCTAAAAACATTCAATTAATCCAGATATGGGAATCTGAATGGCAAACAAAGCAACAAATTGTCAAATCTATTATAGATAGTAAATTGGGTATTTCGAAAAGGATATTTGGCAGAAAGTGCACCATCCACCAAATAACTGATAGACATGAGAAGGTCAAATTCCTAGACGAGAACCATATACAAGGAAACGATAATAGCCAAATTTCTTATGGGCTATACCATGACAGTCAATTGGTATCTATGATGACTTTTGGTCATCGTAAAATTGTCAAAGGTGATTACAGTGATTGGGAGATGATTCGGTTTTGTAATAAATTAAACCACACTGTCATTGGTGGTGCTTCGAGGCTTCTAAAATATTTCATTAATACACACAACCCACAAAACATCATCACTTATGCCGACTTGAGATATTCGAATGGTGATCTATACCACAAATTAGGATTCAAACATAAGCATGACAGCAAACCAGGTTATTGGTATGTCATCAACAATACACTCAAACACCGCAGTGGATTTATGAAACATAGATTACACAAGGTCTTAAAAGAATATGATGAGAATCTATCGGAGTATCAAAACATGTTGAATAATGGATTTGACAGAATTTGGGATTGTGGTCATGCAGTTTTTGTATACAAAGATAGATAAGTACATTCAAACCTATGAGTAATAAACTAGATGAAATTTACGGCGCTAGAGTATTTGGCAAACCTTCTATTCACATGGATCCGTTTGAAGCACCACCAGCGTCAAGAGCAGCAAAACTGACTGAGAGAGAAGCAGTCATCAATACATATTTGCCAGAGAGAATGCATGTCAAAACAGCATCTAATACCCCCCAAGCCTCACAGAAAACATCATTGAGAGAAAAGTATCAAAAAAATCAAAATACAGACTCAAGTATGATTATGTTCCTTGAAGGCTATTTTAAAACAAATAGAATGGACCAATTCAACGCAGTCGAAGAGATTTTGGAAGATATGTATGCGTTCCTAAAAGAAAATCAAGGTTAAATCATAAGTATTTTTATGGCACAAGGTATTCAAGACTACTACGACACAATCCAAAGAAAGGGATTTCAGCGAAGAAATCTCTTCCGCATTGCTGCGATCAATGGAGATGGCATTTTATCTAAACTGGCGGCAGAGTTAACGTCTCTAGATGGTGGCATTTCAAACGCATATCTAACGACAGCCACAGTGCCAGGCCGGACTATCCAAAACGTTACCGCACCATTTATGGGATTGGATTTTAATGTACCAGGCAACGCCAAATATGATAACAGCAACAACTGGCAAGTTACATTCAGATTGCCTGGTGATCTTTCAATTCGAAACGCATTCGAGCAAATGAGCTACGATATCTTCGATGATGGAACATCCACGGGCTGCTATGGAGTGCCTAATAGCAGAAATATCATTACGCTAGCCTTGTTAAACATTAAGGGAGAAGCAGTAAGATACTATGATTTGATTGGTGTATATCCAGTAGCGTTTAATGGATTGTCATTTGAATTGACCGGCAATGCCGAAGTCATGACATTCAATGCAACATTGGCATATCAATACTACCGTATCAATAAATCCAAAGTTCCTGGGGCACAAGTCATTACAGATTTCGACAGAACGACTGGCCTTACACCTGCTCTTGGTGCTGGAAACGCCTGCTAATACTCAACCTCAATTAATACCCGTCACCACCTAAGGGCGTAGTCATCTCACGGACTACGCCCTTTATTCTATCAAAAATCGCCTCCGCCTCTTGGATGGATTTAAATTTGATGGTTTTGCCGTTCGTAAATCGATAGACAATTTCTTGTGTCTCTCTATCGAGACGGATATTTTGTATGATAAATACCCCAGGCGAAAATCCCAAGGATGAATATCGTTCGTTCAACACTTCAAGCTTTTCACCAGGAATATAATTCATGCAGTCAAACGAGATGCGTATGGTCGGATTTTATTGGCGTTGCCAGATCCCATAATTTCAAAATAAATATCCCCGCTTATATCATCAATATAATCTTGAATGTCGTTTGGCGATAAATCAACAAGATCTTCGTGAACTCCTAATTTATCGGCTTTATCAAAAATGACATTTACTGAACGGATCAGCGCGAGCCATCGTGAAACGACGTGCACATCTTGATCTTCAAACTTATTCGGTTTCGGCCTTTGGTATTTGCGGAGTTTTTTCATAGATTTTTAAAATTATTTGTTTGATAAAAGGAATGTTGTTAACTAATATGCCTGTTAAATTGTTATTTTCAACTATAAAAGTATAATTTTGTATATACGATTCTCTAAGATATTTGTCGATGGTTTCTTTAAATTTTTGTATGCATTGAGGAAATGGCAATCCGTATTTTGTAGTGTCGTATTTGTGTTTCTCTTTTGAGATTTTATGCATCAACTGCACATAATCACTCGATCTCTCGAGCATGTATTTGAATTTTTCCTGGCGTTGATTTTTCTGACATTCACCGCAAATAAAATTTGCACGTAATAGCTCTCTAGCACCATACTCAATAGTAGCCTGTTTCCAGCTTATTTGCGATCTTTGTTTGTATTTGTGGCATTTAATACATTTGCACGTGAGCATATATTATTTTATTAAGCCAGAAATAAATCCTCCAATATACGAGATTATTTGATTCTTTTTGTGGTCGTCAATTTTTGCAGCGGATACTATTTCATCAATAACCATAGGATCTGCATTTGTGAACATCGAATGCAATAATGTCTTTAACGACGAGCCAAGGTCTCTCGCATCTAATATTTGCTTACTCAACATCTCACCCACAGTATAGCAGTCTTTATCAAAGCAGGTAAGCTCTACTAGATGTTTTTTGGTTCTATCTGCAGGCGTTTCGTCGATCAAAGAAGATTTAAAAATATCCATTGAACGAAGCATTTCGCTATATTTTGATGTATCGATGTTACTGTATTGAGGATTCATGATTAGTCAATAAAGTATCTACTGGTACGATCTTGCGAGCAGCATAAAATTTACCGTAAATGGCATTTATATTTTTGCAATGCACACATTCGTATTCTTCTTCATACACATTATAATCAATGATACTGGGCTTTTTGCAGAACGCACACTCAATATTCATTTTGATTGTTGGTGATGGCATTGTATCAACTAATTCTTGAATTCTTGAGGAACGAAAGAGATCCGCATACCATTTAACAGTGATCTGCAAGACTATCGCGATTGCCGTCGCAATACTGAATTTTAACAGACTCCAGTCAAAGAATAAGGAGAATACACCAGATATACTCGACCCCACTACGACCAGCAATAGAATCGATTTAAAGAGAGGTACAAAAAATGAACTAAACATTTTCTTTTTGGGTTTTAATGCGTTCAGCAACTTCTGCAGTTTGCTCTTTGATTTTCTGAATCAATTGTTTTTCAAATAGTGCTTCACTATCATAGTGCAACGCTAGAATCTCTGATATGTGCAATTTTAAATTGCAGGCATAAAGATTATAATCGTTAATTGGATACGTACGTATTTCCATATTATGAAAACCATTGTGCCATGACGTCACTCAATTTCGATGTAAATGGATTAAGCCAGTAGTGACTATCATTGGCAAGTTTGGTCATTTCTAATTTATTCGCGAGTTCGACAAATTTCACCGGATCCTGTGTAGTATTTAACCAAGCATATTGATCTTCATACGATTTCATCTCGTCTGGCTCTGAAGACCACCCCATACCCAAATCCATGATTTTTCGATTAGTGAGAATGACTTCAATCTGATGAGCATCGCAAACACTACTCAAATTATCAAAGCCACCAATCTCCACAGCTAATTTCTTTGATTTCTTTTCACCATACCTATCGAGCCCTTTGATGTTATCGGAAGGATCCCCTAAAATACATTTATACAATACAAATTGTTCGATAGGAAGTCCTACTTCATTTTCAAAATTCAAATGTGTGTATGTTTTCTTCTGGTATGGATTAAAAACACTAACCCGTTCATTTACTAACTGCAAAAGATCTTTATCACCGGAAATGACTGTGATCGCGCCAGATTCTTTTTGGCAAAGCCATGCAATAACATCGTCCGCCTCCATTCGATATGGATATATAGAAGGAACGCCCATATATTTAAGAAACTCAATAATATATGAAACGGTATGATACACTGCCGTGTTGTCGCTTCGATTCTGCTTGTAATTATCATTCAACTCACTGCGGAACGAAGGTCTTGCTGGATCATAATCAAGCTTCTGGTCCCATGTAACGATGACATCCTTGGTATCATATCCAATAGCATACGACCGAATCATTTTCAAACTCTGTGCGATTGCAGCAATATTCACGCCGTCACTATTCCGAAATTCAGGAATCGCAAAGCTCGCTCGAAATAATAGATTGTTTCCGTCGATGATAATCTTCATATGCTTGTTTGAATGGTTCTAATTTGTCACCAGAATATGACTTCTGTAGATCTGTGATATCACTTTGCGGCAGGGTTGCAATATACTCAACTTGTTTTTGTGCAATGCTAGCTAAAAATTCTGTTTTAGACACAACAGCTTTGGAATAGGTTGGGTAAATCAGTAATGTCAAACTCAGCTCAGATTCATCAAGGATAATAAAGAATCTTTCTATGTAGGTTGCTTTATACAGGCAACCAATTTTGTCGGATTTCGTCTGCGATTGGTGTGACATAATTTTTAAGGTTAAGATCTGGAGTGGTTGGCCAGCTAATGCATATATCTGCTCGATTCATCAATTTAGGGATTTGTTCCTTTTCAGTCTCATTGATAAAGGAAATTGGCATTTTGTTTCCATCAACAAGATCGTATCGATCGATATAGATTAATTTACCATTATGCCTCTGCTGCAACCAATTAACTTCGTCATTTTCATATTCTTGAAAACGAATATCTGTAATACACAAAATTAACGGTTTTGTCGAATCGATGGGATTCGTTTGCGACCCTATAATTCGTTCCGAATCATAGTATTTCGAACGATTTACAGACTGAGTGACGGTGTGCTCGATTTGTTTATCAATTATATCTAAGAAATAAGTGCCCTTTGATTTGCTGCGAACTAGGTTGGCATATTCCACCATTAGCGGCCGGATTTCCTCTTTTTCCGCAGGCGTAAAGTTAAAAACATTAAGATTGTTACTAGCAAAGTACCCAAGATGATTTATGTCGATACGAATATAATCACCAATCGAGACTCTCCGCACTTGGTATTCCGGTAAAGAATTTTTCAATATTTCGTAAAAAGTATCTTTACCTGACGTCGCTTTGCCCGCAATTCCTAAAATTAAATATTTCATGCAATATTATAATCTTTGTTTAAAAGATTTGCAACGTAAATATTTGTATGACAGCAAATGTCAATCTAACAAGCATATCAGCAATCAGTGGGACGTCGCCTATAACTGTAACGTTCTTAATGTCCACACTTCCACCCGCAAATCTTGCAAAGGTATATTTTGATTTTGGGGATGGTTCGTCTAGGACCGTTTTTTGGTTTGCTTCGTCTGCACCTGCTTCGGCCGTCTCAGCACTTCCAGTTTCGGCAGATCCCGGGAATGTGCGTAATTATAATATTTCCAAAACATATACAAGACAGAGCATATTAGATCAAAAAACATTCACGGTCCGCATTTCTGCATACAGCGTCACTACTTTCCAACCAACCGCATACGCCGTGCCGGTGGGCCCGATACGTCTAGATTCAGCATCATCTATCAATGGAAGCACAACAAGACTAATCAAAACAAGGTACATCAACAAAAATGAAATGCTCTTAGTTTTTGAAAATCAAACAACAGGGAAAATATATACAGTAATAGCAGATCCAAATTTTGACAGTTCGATTACTTCAGACAGCACATATCGCTCTTTATGTGCAAAGTATTTCAATGATTAAACTATACCCCTAAATAAATCTATGGCAGTAAAATACATCGACTGGAAACCAGTTAGCGTTAGCTATATCAATAATAAGCTAGATTTAAGCGATGCCGTTATTGGTACCAGCGATGGGTTAATTTTCTCAGAAAATAATCTTGCATCATGTATTCGTAGTTTGGATTTTAACGAAAATAGTCTTGTATTTTTAACTGATCTTATAGAGGCACCAACCATTGAAACAAAAAGAGATGAGGTCAAATACCAAAACAATTTAATACGCAACTGTATTATGACCTCAGCGAGTGGGTATTATTTAACAAGAACTCGGTATGATTCTGCAAATATCGCAACATCTGCGGAATCTACGAATAATATATTCCAATTAGAGTTTGACACAAACGATGATGCACTAAGCATTGTTTCGGAAGATTTAAATCAGCGCTTATATCTAACAGTCGACGCCACTGGAGCATGTGCTTATTTTGATGTATATAACTCCGACATAGAACATCTTCAAAAATTCAAATATATTCTGAATACAGACACAAACACTCTTGTATTATTTTGTAGCACGTGCGACACTAGTGGGTATCGTGTGGTTTCATATGACGAATCAACACCAGGAACATCATTGGTGACCTTTGAAACCTACAACCCATTATCTGCCAATAGCTGCTATTCATATTTGTTCAAGCTTAAAAATGTAGATTTGTCTATCAAGCCATATACATTAAATTCGAGCCGCTATGTAAAATATGAAAGTGTAATTGATAATAATGACACAATTTACGGAGACATGGAAATCGCATCGAGTCAATCGTTTCCTAATAACTATTTAATCGCCACATCGTTCAAAGATAGTGGCACATACACACCAACCACAGACTATACAGGACAGCTAAAATCAAATGCGGTATCTCTAAAGAATCTTTTCACACCAGAATACAAATATAGTAAAAGAAATGATGTAGTGTTAAATCGGGACTACCAAACAGTTACTCTAGGTGATAATATTGTCGATGACGCTTATAATAAAGTCACTACATCATATAGTGCATCAACGAAACAATTTAATTTAGAACCAGATAAGCTGACATACTTCCATTATCCATATGGTACATCAACGGTACCAATTTCGTCATCTGGTTTGATTGAAGCTGGTGCTATAGCTGGCCTATCTCCTATAAAAGCAGATCGTATTTGGAAATCACAATTCGGATACGAAACGAGCACAAACAATGGCAATTCTACAACACGAAACGGCACATGGCTTTGCAGTTGGCTGAGTGGCAATAATTGTCAGTCTATATGGGTTGATAGATGGTATAATCCACAACAGATTGAATATAAGCTAGCACTAACTGCAGATGAACCAAATCCGTATATTTCAGACGCGCCATCAACATTGACATTCGAGGCTGGTGTTTTGTACAAATATTTTCATATCGGCGCAGAGTATAGCTTAAAGCTAATTGAAGATGCTGATTTCAATAATTGTGACAAGGTCCTTGAAATTAAAAATTGGACTAAAGCCAATCTTGAAAACGCAACAAATAGTACCGAAGATAACATAACCTATACAAGGTTTAATAACTCGGAATTTACATTTACAGGCAGTGAGTATATTTCGTATTCCGCAAGCGAATCATTCTTTGCAAAATACAACCTGACCGTGGCTGCGTGGGTTTATTTTGACAACTGGTCAAATGCAGCAGCAGATCAAATAATTGGAAATTATTATAATGGTGGTTATGGTTTATCATATCACACAGGAATTAAAGATGATTTCTTGATTTATACTGATAGCACATACGGTCATATTTTCGTAACAAATACAGAAGGAAGATATCTTTTTGATAAAGCAATTCCAGGCACAAATGCAGCGGTTACAGATATGAGCGTTGATGGCGAAGGACGTGCTTGGATATTGGACGATAATCAGAATAAAATATTTGTCTATAATCCAATTAATAATGTATTTGAGAATATTATTGACCTCCCGGCAACGACATACAAATATGCCAGACATGACAAATACAACAATTTTTACGTGTATAGCAGTAACAAGGTATTTAAAAAATATGACCGAAATGGCGACCTTCTGACTACTAAACCTTTAGCATTTCTCACAAATACTTTCTTGCCATTATCAACACTGCAGGGATTTGATATTACTGGATTTTTTATAGACAGTGCATCAAATATACAACCATATATTGGTACTACAGCATTTGAGGATTTAAGCGGGAACTACTGGCATCATTTTGGAAGCAACCTGATCAAAAATAACATTAATTACATTTTGCATATTACATCACCAGACGATCTGAAAGTAGATGGTGATCTTAATTTGTGGATGATCAAAGATGATACACTTTACCATTTTGACAAAGACGGTAGTATTTTACTAAAAAGAACATACCCGTATATATCCTCCGGGCCTAAAAAATTAGCAATAACTCGTGAACTCACCAATTCTGGTTGGAAGGATTTCATTTGGGTTATGGACAAACAATCGATCATAAAATATTCTTCGTCTGGCAGATTTGAGAAAATAATTAAACCAACCGATTATTTCAGCACAGGCAATTATCCAGGCAGAGATCGTAACAAATTGAATTTGACTTTCGCAAAATATTGCACAAAATATAATTTTTATCGCGATGCCAAATTGTTAAATCCTGGCTTGGATGACAAAAATTATATTACAGCCAATTTCAAAATTACAAACGGAACATCCGTATCGGCAAAAGAACTTATAGCACCTACAAACGCATTGTCGAGAGGATGGCACCACTTAGCACTTACTTTTGATTCTGCTAATGGAGTCGCCAGACTATATGTCGATGGGCAAACAATAGATAGTATTTCATTTGCGGAGGGCCAATACATGTTGGATTATAC